TTGTGTTTTAATAAAGTTATTTTTTGTAAATGTTTTGAACTAAGTCAAAATAATTCTTCCAGTATGATTTTGCATCTTCAAAAGCATCTGCATAGAATTTAGACCAGTAGTTCTTAATGTCAGAATAGTTTAACATTGAGTTCTCCTTTGAGTAAAAGTTATTTTCTTCAGTCGTATATACCATGCAAGGTATATAATTGTGCAACGCACAAATTTCAAGACTATTTGATGTTTAAATGTTCTTTAACTGATTCAATAATGTACTTAGCTATTTCCCATTTCCATTCTGCGTATAAGCCAAGCACTAATCCAATAATAAAATATATCATTAATTTTTATCGCACACAAATTTAATTAAGTCAAAGTCTTTAGTTTTAAGATAATCAATTACTTCTGCAATAGTTTGCTGTCTTATATATTCTTCTTTTATTTCTTGTGATGTAGGTTGTGGCAAAGGAGAATCCCATCTATCTATAATAAACTCACCAGCAGATGTTAAATCATAACTAGCATCAGGTGCTAAAGATTTCATTACTGTATTAATACCCCAAACAAAACCATTCTCATTAGAGTATCTTTTTATGGTTGCTTCAATACTTAATTTTCTTACTGTCATATAATTAATTCAGTTAGGTTCTTGTTATTTCCAACTGTTCCTTTAATAAATACATTAAAAGCAAGACTAATTCTAGTATTATCTCCTTCTTTAGTTTCTACCATGTGAGTTAATGAAGATGGAAATAATATTACATCTCCAGTCTTAACTGAAAACCACCAAGATTCTGAGTTCCAAATATTCCAATCTTTTATTTCTGGTTTAATTGTTTTATATCCATCATTAAAAAATTTAATCTTATCAAATTTATCATCACAGTTAATATAAAATACTCCTGATACTATAGAATTGGGGTGTGCGTGTTTATGATGATATTGATTTGTTTCTGTGTAGTTTAACCAAGACTGAGTAATGTAAGGTGTGATTACATCTGTTGGAGATATAACTTTTTCAAAGTAATCTTTAACTCTTAAATGTAAATCTTCTTTTAAATCTTTAAATGCTTTGTGATTTAAAATGTAATTATCATTAGATGTTGTGTTGCCTTCGTTTTTATAAACATCTAATTTAGTCTTATCAATAAATGATAATTCTTTATTTGTAAGTTCTCTATTTATTTTTGAAATGTAGACTGGTGTTGGAAATATCCCATTGATAGTTGCTTCCACTTATCCTCCCTTTAGTTTTTATTCTTTAGTCTTTACTTCCCAATTTATAATAGATTCATTCCAAGAATAATACTGATTATCTTCTAATATTTCTGTTGGCATAGCAACTGGTGCTTCCCAAAGACAAGTTTGTTCGTTTAATATCCAAGAGTTAAAAGGTTTTTTAGGAATGAAAGCATCTCTATCTTCATCATAAGTATAACCTATTCCTGCGTGATTTTTTCTAAAAGGTGTTCCTCCTTTTGTGTGAACTCCTGCTACTGTATTATAAGAAGTTTGTTTCCAAATAGCCCAACCAGTAAGTTTAGTTAAAAAATCAATTCCAATAGATTCTTGTTCAACTCCATTTGAATCATGAAGAACTTCATTAACTACTGAAAGTACTTCTATTACTTTTCCATTTAATCCTATTTTTGCAAAACTAGCCATTATGCTGTGTAACTCCCAGTACCTGTAAATGTTAAAACTGTTTTTCCTGAAACTCCTGTTGCAACAGTTGGAGAACCAGTTGTTGTTCCTGAATAACTTGCGTCAGGCATACTTAATATAACAACTCCTTTTCCACCACTTCTACCAGCATTAGTATTTGCACCAGAAGAACCTCCTGCTCCTCCACCTGTGTTTACTGTACCATTAGTTCCTGAAGCATTTAATCCACCATCACCTCCTCCTCCAGCTCCTCCTGTTCCAGCTGCACTTGAAGAATAAGCAGCTCCTCCTCCACCTCCTCCTGCATAAGTTACTGAAGAACCAGTAATTGAAGAAGCTGTACCTGCTCCACCATTACCTCCTGTTGATGATGTAGCATCAGAACCAATTGCACCAGCTCCGCCACCACCAGCAGCTGCATAATTTGAAGCACCAATTGCTGTTCCACCATTGTTTCCTTGTGATGGAGAAGTACTTGGTGTGTTTCCTGTTCCACCGCTAAAATTATATCCACCTGATCCACCTCCAGAACCACCATTTCTTCCTTGTGTAGAACTATTTGTATTAGCAGAATCTCCAAATCCTCCACCACCACCACCAGTAGAAGTTATTGTTGTTAATCCTGAACCTGATATTGAAGAATTTGAACCATCTCCTCCAGCTTGTTGAACATTAGGAGAATTTACTCCACCATCTCCTACTGTTACTGTAATTACTGTTCCAGCTGATACTGTTTGGGTTGATGTTCTAAATCCACCAGCACCACCTCCTCCAGAACCTTCGCTACTATTTCCTCTTGCTGTTCCACCTCCACCAGCTACTACTAAAAAATCTATTGAATAAGGTACTGGTGATAAAGCATCTGTTCCTTCATTAATTCCTGATGTTGCTAACCAACCTTGTGTTGAATCTATATAAACTAATAATACACCTTCTCTTTCACCAGTTAATTGTAAATTAGATGTTCCACCTTCTATTTTGTTTCCATTAGGAGAAATAGTTAATGCATTTGTATCAAAAGTTCCTGCGTAATCTACTACTGCTACTTGTTGTCCAGCAGTTGGTGTTGCAGGTAAAGTTACTGTAAAAGCAGATGATGTTGTATTACAAAAATATCCTTCTCCAGCAACAGCAGTAAAACCAGAAGTCTTAACTGAAGATTGCCAAGAAATACCAGAAGCAGGAGTTATAAAAGATAATACCCCAGAACCATTTGTGCTTAATACTTGTCCATTTGTTCCATCAGTTGCAGGTAAAGTAAAAGTTAAATCTGCACTAACACTAGCAGGTGCTTTTAATGCTACATAGTTAGTTCCATTAGCTGTTGTTTCTCTAAAACGAACTTCTTTTTGATTGTCTAAAATTAAATTAACAGAAGATGTTGAAGCTGAATCTGAAAGTGTTAAAACAGTTCCAGTTGCAGTTGTTGAAAGTCCAGTTATTGTGATTGAAGAATCTAACCAATCAACTGTGTTAGCTGAATAATTAATTGTTGCTAAAGATATATCATCAGTTCCATCAAAGAATTTTAAAGTAGGAGAAGTTGCGTTTGTAGTGTCTAACCAGATTTGTCCTGCGACAGCACCAGTTGGTCTTGATGTTCCTGAGTGATTTGTTTGAATTGCTGAAAGTGCGTTGTTTAAATCTGAACGAAATGCAGGGAAACCCTGATTCGCAATATTCATGTCGTGTTGTGCCATATTCTATCTAATATCCTTTAGCTAAATAATCAAAAGTTTTGGTAACTCCTGAATTGCTACTATTTTTAAATGCAACATCAAAACCATTAACAGTTTTATTTGAAATTGTAAAGTAGTCTCCTGTCGCCATTCCTTGTGCTGTTATTCCTACTGCATAAGAATTTGAATAAAAGGCATTTGTGAAAACAACATTATAAGTGCCAGTACCAGAAACAATATCATTTCCACTAAATATTCTATCTGGCATATCTATACTTACTGATAAAGCACTAATAACTGGTGTTGATGCTAAATCAAAAGACCTCAATGTTACTCTAAATTTATAATATCTAGCTGTGTAATCGCCTACAACAAAGTTTCTAAATGAAGTGTAAGTTATATTATCATTAGATAAAGCAATCTCAATATGAGCATTACAGTTAGCTGGAGTATCTCCATCAAAGTTAGATTGTGCGTCATCAAAATCTCCAGTTCTTGAATCAAATAAATCATCTAAGTTATCTGAAGTTTGTGTAATAGAAGCAGTTACTCTTGAAGTATAAACTGCACCTATGTCTATTGGAGTTGAGAATAAATATGTTCCTTCAGAATATAAGTCATAAGAACTTACACCAGAATCAAATGATGAAGTTCCTGAGTCAAAATCTCCTGTTGCAGAATCAAAAAGTTCTGAAGAATCTAATCTTAATGTATTATCTAAAACAACTGTATTAGTTTTAGTTCCTGTGAATGTAGGAGATTCAGTTTGTGAAGTAATTGCGTTAAAATTTCCTATGCTAGTTAAATTTGTTGCTATAATTGTTTCGTTAGAAGAATAGTTACCATTTTTATCTACTGCTTTTATAAGATATGAACCAACTCTTGCTGGAACTGTAACTGAAGTAGCTGGTCTTGCAACCTTTTCAACTAAAGAAACTGAGTTAGCCCAAGAAGCACCAGTTGTTAATGTAGAATATCTAATTTGATAGTGTGCTAAATCTAAATCACTAATTTGTTGCCAAGATAAATGTGCATCTCCACCAATAATGTTACAAGAGAAATCTGTTACATCAGAAGGTGGTGCAATTCCACCAACAATAGTTCTTGTTGCTGAAGTATAAGTAGATTGTACTCCTAATGTATTAAATGCTTTTACTCTTACATTATAAATTAATCCATCTACTACGTTTAGTATTCTATGAAATAATCCTTTAACTTGACCAGATACAATATAATCTGTTTCTGTACTTAGTTTGTATTCTACTTGGTAGTAGTCCACAAAGTTATCTAGTG